TTGCATCTGTTTTTGTTGTTCAATTAATTTAATTACAATACTTTCGTGCCTAGCAGCAACTTCTCTATTTTCAGTCGCTAATTCATTTCGTACCCAATCCATTTGTTTCTCAGCACTCTTATCTTTTTTGGAAATATAGAAACCTAATGCAATAACCATTGCTACAGGTAAACCAAACGTTTCAAGTATAGTAAAGAAATCCACTAATCTTTATCTTCATTTGGTTTTGGTTCTAAATCATCTAATGTGATTATATCATCACTCATGCGATTACCCAACTCTTTGCCTTTGGTTTATGTTTATAATACTCGTTATCCTTATTTTCTTTTATACCTATAGGAGGTTGTGCATACTTACACGCATACGCTAACGCATCTATAGTATCATCATGACTCATACGAGGTCCAAATGTAATTATCTCTCTATGCAAGTCATACATATCTTTCTTAATATGTATCTGCCCTATGGCAAATCTCTGTGCAAGAATACCTTGAATCCTATCTCTTTTAGATTGTCTGGTTCCAGGTAGTTCTTCTTTAAATCGTACTCCAAAATCATTACGTCTACGCATCTCGGCTCTTAATGCTTGGAATACTGGCTTACTCATTGCAGTATCTTCTATTGTAAATAGCTGTGGATGATACTTAGACGTAAAATCAAATATATAATCTACAATACCTTTCTTATCTTCACCAGGAATACCTAATACTGGTATACCTCTTTTTCTTAAATACTCTAATATATAAATATTATTATCTAAATCAACAGCTACAGCAAGTAGTACACTATAGTCTGCTTCTCTTCTTGCACTATCAGTTGCTGGGTCGACACCTACATATATATTAACTGGTTGTGCATCGCCATCATCAGGAACTAGGTATCCTATACCTGACTCATCATCATGCATAAAGTTCCCCTTCCAATATTTTATATGGTCACGAGTAAACATTGCATCTTCTTCACTCTGTACTTCCATCATATATTCTTGGAAAAACTTTTGTGGCTGTCCACTATCTGCGTAAAACTTCTTTTTTCTTTCCATCTCTTTAGCACCAAACCATGAATCCCATAGCATAGTGCCATCATCATCTATTGCTTTTTTTAGAACCACCTTCCACGAGAAGTCTTTTTTTTCTTTCTTAGATTGTTCATGGTTGATAATAAGGTTATTGATAAAACTATCAAAGTGCACAGGAGTCCCATTAATACGTAACCTACCAGTATGAGGCTCAAGTGCAGGAAAGACAACAGCGGTGATAAGATTGGAATTTTTTGAACGTGCTTCAGGGGTGATGGTATTGTTCTCATCTTCAAAGTCGTCCAGAATGATGAGGTCATACCTCTTATGTAATTTCGCACCACCTCTGATTCCTGAGATATTCGATTTAGAAATGAGTTTACATCCATTTGTTAGCTCCACATCGGTTTCGGTCCACTTATTACCTTTTAGACTACCAAAGTAATATTGAATCCTTTCGTTAAATTCAATATGGTATTTTATATAATCCATATTACCAGTAGCAAGTTTCGCAGTAGCAGATACCCAACCATAAAATAAAGGTTCTTTAGTAAAACAGAAAGATTTCATTATATCACATTTAGTCATTACCGTCTTACCGTGACCTCTGGGCAGGATAACAGCTACTTGTTTATTATCCATATCTGTAATAGCATCTGCTATCTCATAATGAAAGGGAGGAGTTTCACTCCTCATAAAATCATCTTGTAAGAACAGCTTTCCAAATGCAATTAAATCCTTACTGGCAAGTTTTAATGCTTCTTCGGCTTTGGATACGTTATTAAAATTAACATTAGCCATTAACTAATTATCTCTGCTAACGGACTCTAACTTCTTTCTAGCCATTAGATACTTTCATCTCCTAAAGATTGATATTCAGGTAATTCTTTTTTCTTTTCTACAGGCTCTAGCATCTCATCGGTAAAGCCTTGAAATACAGCTCCTGATATCTGTTGTACCTTAGTAGTAGTTTTATCTTCCAAATCTAGTATATCAGATAGCTTAAATAAAGCTTTAAGTCTTGTATCTGATTTCTCAGCATTTACAGCTTCATCTTTAATTCCACTTAATACCATCCTATCATCTATACCCAGTTCATCTAAAGTAGGTTTAAGTTCTTCTTTCATACGAGTCCTTACCCTCTCAGTTTGTATAAGGTTTGCAGCCTTCACCCTAGCATACCTCTTATTATTAGTAGGAAACGCTTTTACATACGCTTCTTCTGGAGAATGTTTATCAAGCGTTAGAAATCTAACAAACATCTCTTCATTCGCATTTAATTCTTTTCTATTCTGTACAGCTTCCTCTGGAGTATCATGCCCTCCAAATGAATATATATTAGGCCTTCTATCTGTATCCATCTTTGTTTTAGGTAATACTAAAAAGGTACCAGTACATGTCCCTACATAATACCGAGTACCCTTTTTCCTTAACATCTTACCTTTACGGAGTATCTGAATAACACATTCATCATCTGCTCTTACCCAGTCTCCTATATTACCTTTACGCCAATCCTCTACTACCTTAATACTAGGCGGAACTTCCCCGTCTTCATATACAGTATGTTTAAATCTGTTAACAGTATATTGTCTCATTAATCCTTCTCTATATCATAAAGCTTCTGTATAGCTTCCATATCCTCAGAAGTAATTGCTTCACTAAAATCTACCCCTAAATCAAATGGGTTTATAGACGTAAAATTAAAATCATCATTCATTCCTTCAGCTATATATTCAACCTCGTCAGTATCAGGATTAAAACATATCTTTAACGTATAAACAATATGACCTTTTTTATCTTTTTCCATAACTTAAATATACAAAAAGCAAATGAGATTCTCAAAATCTTATTTGCGATAATCTTATGTGCGTAAGTATCCCCTGAGAAGAAAAACTATTTAATTTTAAATTTCCTTTTAGCCAGTACTCTAAGAGCTTACTTTCAGTAAGCCAAGCTTATTTAGTCTCAAGGGGACATCTCAATCTCATCTTGACTTCATAGGGTAAACTCTATCGACCCATACTAAAATTTATATTAAAACAATTTGCGAGGCTGTAGGTGAAAAACTCTTTGTCCTATATGGAGAGTAAAACCAACGTCTGACCCTTTAAGCAGAACCATTGCAGGGGTACTTGAAGGGTGATAGTCTAAGACTGCCTCTACCTTAATATATAACTCAGTGAGTACGCAATGTTGACTGTCAAGGTATATATTGAAGGTCCCCAAATATAAAGTAAGTAGTATCACATATACAAGGTCTACTTTTGAAAATAGTTACAAAATGTTATACAGCTATATTCAGAAGCTATACCCACCCCAACTGCTTTTTGGCCTTCCAAAATGGGTTAAAAACAGTTGAAAAATGGGGTTAATGCTAACAACAAGGAGATGTAAACTATGGTAAGAATGTTTCTAATACTTAATGAATGGGTTGACAAGTTAACAAGCGAGGCTAAGTCTTGCTATTGCTTCATGGCAAACCCAAAGAAAAAGATAGCTCTTGCTCACGGGCAAACTGGTGTATGGTCACCTGTAACTACTCAAGGTGCAAATGATGTTGCTCCTATTTGGATGGGAGAGATGACTGAAGAGATGTATGACATCTATGTTGATGAGGGCTATGATGAGTTGATGTTGAACACTAAAACTGGGGACACTACCTTTTGTGGTGCAAACCTCAAGGCTGAGTCTACTAGCGAGGCAACGCAACCCAACGCTTAAAGCTCTTGAACTACTTCCTAGCATCCTTCGGGGTGTTAGGGATTGTAGTCCAATATACGCATCACACGTGATATATATAAACAAACGTGTCCCAAACAATTAAACTAGGAGAGAACAAATGAATCCATTACAAATGAGGATAGTAAGCCTCTTATTACTTGCTAGTGTAACAATACTATTAGTGTCTCATTATCTATTAGGATATAACTACAATCCTTTGTTATTTCTATGGATATGTGTATTAGCTATAACTATTGGACCTGTATTAGAACTAGTCTATGGTACTACATATGATGATGATGACTATGATGATGAGTATTTAAATTAAGAATTGAACGGGGCTATAATCTTGAGAAAGGGAATAGCCCCACTTTAGGAGGCTAACGTGAGTGACCTGAGTATGTCACAAAGATTTAAGTATTAAACTACTCAATATATAAATGACTAATAGTAGGTGAAAGTACTAGCTTGCAGTGTGAGTAGCCTACGCTAGCTAAGGAGTAAGAACAAATGAAGAACATATCAAACTGGATAGTTCAACGACTATCAAAGCCAAAAGGTTATGTTAATCCATATGGTGCAGCCGATATTAAATCACAAGATGTCCTAAAAGATGTCATTGATGTCCAATATATGGGTGCAGCTGAGTATGAATGGGGAGCATTACCTGAATGTCTAAAGGTTATGTGGGATGAACCTCTTAGAATAACTGAAACAAGAATAAATAAACAATCTATATGGATTGTACATCCTGAAGCAATGAAAGTTCAGAAACACTATGATGAGAGTCCTGTTAGGAGCTTTCAAGAATATATCACAGCTGTTGTTAAAGTATATAAAGCTGCTCAACCATTAACTGATGACGAGTCTATGACAGTAGAACGTAAAGAGGTAAGTAAAGCAGACTTTGGTTCATTCTATAAAGCTATGGTAGGTGAGGATGATAGAACTACTGGATGGCTTAATATAAGACACTTCTTTGCTTGGTTTATAGATGAAGAGATGGCCACAGAGTTTTATAATCATTTAAATCAAGACAATTAATAATAGTGGGTGAACGTATTGTGGAGTGCTAGTAGCCCACTCAATTAGGAGAGCAGAACAATGAAACAAGGTTGGAGAGATAAAGTATTAATATATTATAAAGAGTTTAAAAGTTTAACTTGGCTTGAAGCCAGCGATAAATTTAATCATCATTGTGAAGATAAATGGGGAGAGATATTATATCATATTTATGAAGGTATAACTCAAAAATGTCCATTCACTGAAACTGATATGATGTGTTCTTATTGTTGGGATTACTATCATGGTATGGTAAAGATGTTAAATGATGAAGGTGATAGAGAGCATTTCCAAGGATTAGAAAAGAAACATTTAGATTATATGATGAAAATAACTAAAGAAGGAGCAGAACAATGAATAAAGTATCAGAAATATATAACATATGTAAAGAATATGGAGGTCTTCTCTTAAATGATGGTTCTATTCAAGAAAAGGGTCTTCCCCCTAAACCTATCCATAAGGATGAAGTTGAATATGTTGCAGAGATAGAGATAAATGGAGTTATGACTAAAGTTCACGATGCAGTTAATATAGATAATATAATTGAAGTAGGTCTTGGATATTGGTATCACAGACTCAATCATCATAATAGTATAGAAGATTTAAACAATTGTGATAGCTGTAATGGTGTTATAAATATGGTCGATAGGTATGAAAGACAAGGACTTAAATATGTAACATCAAAGCAATTAAATGAGCTTACTAACCTTTATTTTAGTGAAAAGGAGGACAAGTAAATGAGAAAAATAGACATAAGTGGTATGATAGCAATAGGTAATGGAGAGCCTTGTCCTTTTTGTAAGGATGATACAATATTTATAGCGAGTGAAGAGAATGATATAGTTGAACATATGATGAATGAACACCCATCTGAACTAAATAAAGCGTTGTTTAAAGAACCACCTCCTAAACCATGGATAGAACAGCCATTCCAGCTGTTAATAGCTAAGATAGCTGTGCAGTTAAAGATATTAAATGAAGAGAGAGATACATTAGTATCTCATGAAGAGTTTGATGATAAAATGCACGCTATCTACTGTGATATGGAAGAGTTCTTTGGGAAGTTCGGTAAATGAGAGTTACAGAGTTTATCCATTATATAAATCGTAAAGATGTAGGACTTGGTAGAAATGTAAGAGATATAGACTATACTCATATAACTATCAAGTCTTACACTAAAAGATTAAGATACCAGTATCAATTAAACTTAAGGAGGTTAAGTAAATGATAGATTATGTAGAACTAATGAATAACACAGCATTACTAAAGTCAGCAAAGCAATTATTTGAAATTTATTTCTTCGATGATAAGTTTGATGAAATAGGTGTATTTAAGAAAGAACTTCAAGAACAGATAGATAAGAATGAGAAAGATATGGAAGACTTTGACAAGTGGCTATCTATGAAAGAAGAGGAGGCTATAAACAATGTGGATTGATGTAACTGAAGAACATATAAAGAATGGTGTACCAGAAGATGAATGTAATTGTGCTATAGCTTTAGCGGTACAAGATGCTGTTGAAATGGGATTTATAGATAATG